AGGAACTGGTATTGATTCTTGGGGTATCAACTCTATGGAAACAAAGAATCCTATTACAGATATTCTATCAATCTAATCTAAAAAAATTTAAGCATAAAAAAAGGGGGGACCTTTTGGATCCCCCCTAGTTTATTATCAACAACTATTATTATTATAGGATGTTGTTGATTAGGAAGCGACGATAGAACACGTTCACGTTCTGAACTAGTGTGCCATCGCTGGTTGTTGCACCCTTGCTGAATGGATTGGCGACCATGCCGTAGCGGGTCTTGAATCCAATCTTGGGCTGGAAGGTGTCCTGACCAACGGCGCGGACCATCTGGAGAGGAACATAGGGGCAATAGAATAGACCAGCGTCGAATGCTGATGAACCCTTATAGCCAACTACAGCGTAGTTACCGCCAGCATATGGATCAACATATACGCGCATACGACCGTTTAGAACACCAGCGAAGGTGTTGCCTGTGTCATCAACCTGTAGATTGTTGCTGTTTAGAGCAGGTGTATAGTCTAGTACGCCAGCCATCTGTAGAGCAGAAGCAACGTCAGATGAGCAAACTAGAATGTTACCCTTACCACGACGAGTAGCCTTGGCAATTGCGTTGGCTTCGCGTTCGATCTGGAACATTAGACCCTTGAACTTCTCAACTGACCAACGGCCGTTTGAGTCAACGTCTAGATCGAATGTACCGGCAGTTGTTGTACCAGCAGCGCCGGGAGTGGCAGTTAGAACTACTGAACGAATTACTTCGCGGTTGATTTCAGCAAGAATTTCGGCTGAAAGAATCGTTGATAGTTCGGTTTCAGCGTCTAGACCATGGATAGCCTTTAGATCCTGAGCGAGTTCAATTGAGTACTCGGCCTTTAGCGCACGGCTCTTAGCAGTTACAGAAACGCGCTCGACTGAGAATGCCATCTGAGCGAAGTCTGAGTTGCCAGTTGAACCTAGGGCTTCTGCCTGAGCGGTTGACATACCGCCAGCGAAGTTATAGGTGGCTGAGTTACCTGAAGCAACTACGGTGTTTGAGAAGCCGTAGATGCCACCGATGTTACCATTAGCCTGACCAAGAGTTGTATTGGCGGCAGTGATGGTTGACTGTCCGGTGTTGGCTTCATAGTAGAAGGCTTCATAGTCAGCAGCGGCCTGAGGTGATAGTTGGCTGTTGTATGAAGGACGTAGAGCGAAGATTAGTCCTGTTGGACCAGTCATGGGCTGAACGCCGCAGATATCATAAGCAACGAGGTTAGGCATTGCACGACGAACCATTGAGATTAGAACTGGATCGTAGTTGAGTGAGCCACCGGTTACTGAAGTTGGGGCTGCACCTGAAGTCTCAAGTAGAGACTGTGGGTTTAGCGAACCGGATTCACGGCAAGCGGCTTCGGTGTTTTCTAGCAACTGGGCAATAGTTGAACGCTTCTGAGCATCAGCGATCTTGGGTAGGTCGGCATGCTCAAGTACTGGAGCCCACTTCTTTTGAATTTCTTCATTAATTAACATTTCTTTCTCCTTTTAGAGTCTGTGGATTATACTTATTTATAATTTTACTTTCTTGTAGTTTTAGAGATAGCAGTTACATAGTGAGCCATAGGACCAGATGCCTTAACTTCGGTATCTGTATCATCACCTTCGTCGCTAACTTCTTCTGTCAAGGAAACAGATTTCTTTTCTGATGGGAAATATGTTTCCTTAATTACATTCAATTTCTTTGTGAAATCTTCTGTGTCAGCATATTCAATACCTTCTACTAGAGAACGTAGTTTTTCTTGCTGTGTTAGAGGAAGTGATTCAACAGCCTCAGCAAAAACATTTTCTACTTCTAGTTCAGATACTAAATCTTTTAGTTCTACATTCTCTTGTAATGCAGAATTTACCTTGTCTTCTAGGTCAGCGATACGATTTGATAATTCAGAAACTAGGTCAACCTTGTCTTCTGGAATTTCCACATAATTTTCTTCAAAGAGATTCTTTAGGCCCTTGATGAAGTCTTCTACGATTTCGCTCTTTAGAGCGTTCTCAATAGCAACTTCGTTTTCTGATGCCCACTGCTCAACAGCATATGAAAGATACTTGTCAACATTTTCTGTTAGAGCAACAATTCTTTCTTCTACAGTTTCGATTAGTTGATTGTTGAACTGTTCTTCTAGGCGAGCAACTTCTAGGCCTACCTTAGCGTTTACAGCAGCCTCGAAAATGGTCTTGGTTCTTTCACGAACTTCTTCTGTGAGTTCGCTACCATCGAAGATTACGTCCATATCTTCCTTTGATACAGAAACAGTTGATGTTGGTGAACGCTTTGTGTCTTCTAGTGATTCGCCCTCAGCGTTGTCCTTAGCAGTGCCACCAACGCGACGAGTTGCAAGAGCCTTGCTCTTATCGTGGCCAGCAGTCATGCCCTTGAAGATATCTTCAATCTTTTCCTTAGGCATTCCGCTCATGGCCTGAATAGCAGCGTTTAGTGCTTCAACCTTTGTGGGGAACTGAGGAGCAGCAGTCTCACCTTCAGACTTGTCTGCACCACGATTAGCGTGTGCATCCTTGCCTTCTGGATCAGGCACTTCGCTCTGTCCATCAGTAGCCTTAAATTCGTTTATAACCTTCTTTACCATCTTTATTTACTCCTTATTGGGCGTGTTCTATTATTTATAAAAACTTAGTTTCTTGCTAGAGAATTTAAGAATTTCTCAAACAAATGTATTTGATTTTCTGAAATTTGGGTCTTACTCATTCTCTTTAATTGATTTTTTGTATCTTCAAGCATTTCTGCGGCTCTCCAAGAACCAGCAGCAGCGTCATAAACCCATTCTACATTTTCCATTACGCCGCGAACAAATGCATTGTGTGCAGAAGGATCAGCAACAACGTCAGCAGCAGTAGCAAGCATGAAATCGTCTTGAACTTCCATGATGCCATTTCTTTCTTTTAGTGTTCCCATGCCACGAGAAGAAACACCTAGATTGGCACCTTCGTCTAGTAAATTCATTACAATGTTGCCCATTGGTGTATCTGTAATCTTAGCCTTACCGATAAAGTCTGAACCTTCTTGACGTAGTGATTTGATCATGTGTGACACACGATCTAAATTGATTGTTGGACCAGCAGGATGACCTAGTTCGCCATATGCACGATTTGTTTCAATTAAATCTTTTGTGTAACGTGCAACTTCCTTAGCAAGAATCTTTGATTCGTAAATACGACCATTCTTGTTAGGTCTGTCACCCATTAGAAACACACCCTCAATGTGGTATTGCTTCTTGCCATCTTCTCTAGCCTCTTTCACAAGACTAAGTTTCTGGTCTAATACTTCGCAAATAAGTTTCATCTTAGATTATCCTTATGTTACGGCAGTTACGCCAGGCTGTGGCCAAGCAGCAGAAGTACCGTCATAACCATATGCACCACCACCAGGCTGTGCTGTCTGTTTAGATAGTTGAATAACTAGTGTACCGTTTGTATCGTTATTTGCACAAACGACTGTTGCGGTTGAGAACTGGCTAATTGCTGTACCATGACCAACAAAATCAAACATTCCAGGACCAGTGTTGCTTAGATATAGAACTGTATTCGATCCGCGTGAAATTGTCCAACTACCTGTCCAAAAGATTTTGGTGATAGCAGCGTTTGTAACCGTTTCTGCATTAGCATTTGATGACATAGAAGCAAGTGTGATTGTATTGGCAGCATTTAAACTGAACCAAACATGTCCACCTGGTCTATTCTGATATGGAACTGGATCAGCCATGGATTATACTTCCTTTTTAATATTTTTCATAGCACTTTGTGCTAATCTGGTAGCAATTTTATTTGGATTAGTTGAGAATTTATTGCCGTATTTGTCTTTCTCAGGAGTACGGGAAATCGGGTGAACGCCTTTTTCACCAGTAACAAGAGCATCACCCAACTTAGTTTCATCTAGTTCAACTTCTTCCTTATAAGCGGAAGGCTTTGGTGTATTTGTTTCGTCAGACCCTGGCTTGCCTGGAACGCCTGCTTGATTTCCTTCTGGCTCATCTTCGCCTTCATCTTCGTCTTCTGAATTTTCTTCAATATATTCTTGGACAGAAGTGATGAAATC